AAGTTTGAATTGAAACTAATATTGCCACCTTGGGGATTGGTGATTGAAAATGGATAACTAGCTTGCCAAAAGAAACTAGAACCATCATTGGCTTTTGATATCCATTCCAAGGGATCACCTAGTAAAACTCCATCACTCCCACTTAAGTTTAACCTATTGCTATTCAATCCAGTCTCTGAATTAGAAAACCACATAACTAAATTGAGTAAGCCCTTAGCTGCTGTTAAAAATTGCAGCCCACTGCTAAGAATGTTTACATTCTTTGGTAAACCTAATGAACCTGCGGTGACTGCTGAAGGGTCTTGTATGTATGGGTTCCCAGCAGCAATTCCACAATTATTCACTGCACTTATTGCACCAAAAGGTGGTGGAATATTGTTTGCCATATCTGGTACAAACAAATCAATGACATAGTCAATAAACACTCTACCATTTATACCAGTAACACCAGAATTGTCTATGCCGAACACTAGACTTGCTGGATAATACCACTTGAAATCAGATTCATCTATTGACCAATTTGTTGGTAAAACAAAATAATCTTTCAATGAATTGAACTTTGCAGTTGACAAAATCATCGTACCATTTTTATAAACTGGTATAGTTGTGACTTTATACATATTAAGCGCTGCATCCAAGTTGGTGGGAATGTGATCATTTGGATCATAATCTGCATATGCCCAAAACTGACCACTTGTTGTAGCATTAGTAACATTCTCATATCTTATTTGCAATGATACAATTTTGAACTTTTCAAAATTTTGTGCAACACCTGACAACCACGGAAACAAAAAGTTGTTGTTAGGATTTATATGATATAATAACGCTGCATCTGTGCCCAAGAGCTTACCAACATATTCACTATGAGGAACTCTAACACCGCCTTTTATAGGCATAAACTTCGGAGTCTTATTTTTTGTAGTGTTAGACCTTGTTAAAGGTTGAGTTGTTCTCTGGGATACATTGGAAATATTTCTCCTTATTCTAGCACGTTTCTCTCTTCTTATAATACGTTTTTCTACTTTTGCAAGCATTTGTCTCTCTTGTTGATTAAGTTTTGAATTTTTGTTTGATTTCTCCATAAATTGTTGTAGTTCGGTGGTTACATGGTCCACATGCTTCTCCCCTTGTCAAGCGGATAACTTGGGTTTCCTACCACGGTCAGTCACATTGTTACATGTGAAAGGGATATCCATCCAGGGAGTAGTTTAACGACTTGCTCAGGTCACAATGTGTTTAATAATCAACAGAGATCAATTTTTCCATAAAGTCACCTTCGTGAGAGATCATTGTGGTATCGTCTGACGCACTTCTTAGTGTCTCCAAGAAACCTTGTTGTTCGTCATGTGTAATATTGTATCTGTGCAACATAAATGCGTCCCATTCTTCATCACAAATTTCGGTTTCATTCGTCTGAATAATATGATATTTAGATAACCAATCTGGTTTGACATCAGTTAAATTGTCATTAAGGATTCTCTTACACCTATATTTTATAATATCTCCCAATTCAGTGTAGAACCAATTAACATCCATTTTACCATACCCAAGCCACTGCGCATATACCATATAATTTATCTTCTGAACATCAGTGAATGGTCTTGGATATTTAAGAGTTCTCCAGTTGGATATGATTTTAAATGCCTTTCCGAGGAATGAAGGTAATCTTACCCAACATAGCTCTCCTTTAACATCTCTCAAAAAGACACCTTTTAAAAAGGTCATATATTGATCTACCTCTCTGTACTTAGCTATGAACCCGTATTTTTTATATTTACGAACAACATCTTCCTCTGTATCTGCTGTTAATGCCTCAACGGTAGCAGCCATATTAAACATTTTTTGACCAGCAAGTTGTTGGTTCTCCAGTATATTTTCCTTCCATACCATACCAAAGTGGTAACTTTGTATTAGTTTTTCTGTGGAAATTAGAAGCTGGGGTTAAACACATATTCCACCAAAGAGTTGCGAACTCTGATAAACCCCCTCTTTCAAACCATTCTCTCAAAATTGAAAACAACTCATGACATTGAGTGCGATCGAATTTGCTGAAGTCACTTTCAATAAGTTTTTCAAATGCTCTATGTTCTTTTTCTCTCCATGCTTTTCCTCCAACATCATCCCCCATAAACATACACCAACGTGTATTGCTTATATCCTGGAGTGCCAAACGCATAAAATGATTTAAATCTTTTGAGGTAGCACCACAAGTAAAATATAATCTATAGGGTATTCCTTTATAAGTTACATAACCGTTTCCTTCTTTTGAGCAATAACTACTCAATAACTCAGTTAACCTGTCAACCATAGCACCAATTAACATCAACCAATGACCTGACATATTAAACAAGCCTCTAGGAATGAACGAATCTCTCATACAAAGTAATTCATCACTCTTAATTGACATCTGAATTTTATCAAATTTATGCCCTTCATTATACAATTTGATATCTTCCAAGACTCTCAACATTTGTTGAGGCTTTAGACCAGTTATATAGGTTTTTGCACTAACTGGTGACCCATCGAAACCAGGGAATACTTGATCCCATATTATAGGTGCGCTATTTCTAATATGTTTGCTAATAGTTGAGTTTGGTATCTTCAGGTAACGATAATAGTAACTTGCTGCTCTGTTATCTAAAGAATCTGATGGCTTATAAAATCTACATACATTCCACAATAATGGATAAAACCCTTGATATTCATGAAAATCTCGCTTCTTCTCTGGTGCGTCAATAGAACCATATTTAAAATTTTCTGGATCTGGTACTTTTGGGAGGGTTTGAGCAGGTAACATACCCTTATATGTAGACATCCCAACCTCAAATCTTGTATTTGGTGCATAAATGCTCGTAACATATGACTGTGCAACTGGATCTAATTTTGTATTCCATGGATTATTTCTATATGATAATTGTCGATTCGTTTTGAAGTGTAGAGCTACTCTACGCTTATATCCATATCTCATTGACCACTTATGCCAATAATAACCTCTCCAATTACCGTACATCGCTCTCTCTATGACACCAATTATCCACCAACCAAAAGGTAACATTTTTAATGATTCCTCAAAATATACAGAGAAAGTAGGCCATTTTGGGAAAATTGAAAATTGTTGTGGACCTAAATATTGAAAATTGGATCTTTTATATATAACAAGCAGACCAACTCCTATTAAAAACCATCCATAGATTGAATTACCACAAACTGTTTGTATTACAATTATTAAAAGCGACATTCTCCAACCAAGTAAATACCACAAGGTAATACTTGTAAAGAAAATATACCAACTTTTAAATAAGTTTAATATCATAGGTATGTATTCAATAAGTCTATGGAACCATGGAGTTGTAGCTGTAACTAGTTCACACACCTCCCCATTGGTTGTTGCACAACATAGCCCTTGGGGAAATGGAATTCCATTTACCATGTTATTCCATGTGTGATATAATGATTCTCTAGGATCGTAACACATTGTAACATCAGCGGCTACTCCTATATTAAAACTGTCAATCAACCTGAGCCATTGTTTAAAAATAGGAAATATTATTGAGATCGCAATTTTTTGAAACACTAAACCAATCTGATGTCGATATACAAATATAGTTAGTACCCACAATATAACGATCAGTATAATTGTCTTAGTTGGTAAATGCCTTCCTGCTTCTTCATCATAATATTCCCTAAAATCCTTATTAGGCACAATGTCATGGCTGGCATCCATTGCAAGGGATTTATTATGTTTTAACAAATACACATTCATGTAATAAAAGCGCCTTATTTTCAACCACGTCCTCTCATAAGTAGCTAATGATTGATGCGTGAGCCATAGTTGTATATTGGGATTATTTACAACCACACCTTCATATTGTGTCCAAGTCACTTTTGTTTTTAAGGAGGTAACAATAGGATGTAATATATTATAAATTACTTCGGGTAATGTATCTTTTTTATAGCTGGTACATGGTCTAATGTACCACTGCCAAAAATCAAATTCCCAACCATATCCCGCTGGATAATAAAACTCTTTCTCAGGGCTATTTAAAATTTGTTCTATAGTATACTTAATAGGGCCTTCGGGTTTTGGGCCCTTATCATCATTGTAATGCTTTTTTACCTCCTCCTTCTTTTTGTCCACACGTTCACTTGATTCTGATCTAACCTTACTTTCTTGTTCACGGACTGGTGGTACATTCCAATTTGGTTGCGGTTTGTTTGTACGGTTAGCTTTCTTCTTTGCATGTTGTGATTTATCTCTTAAGCGCTCCCTTTCATATTGAGAACGTCCTTCTAATATTTGCTGTCTATCTGCTTTACAAAATCGAGCAATATGTCCCAATTGCTTACAAGCAAAACAGCGTTTTTCACCATTGGACCCTTCATAACTATTCGAAGAATAATTATGGTTATTATTGTTCTCAATTGATTCTTCTTCTGAATCTATCAAGTCTAACTCTGCTCCATTATCTAGAGCATCCAAATTACTACGTTGGTTACCGCTTGTCCCATTTGATTTCTGATAGCCGTTATCAGAACGACGTAGATTTTTGCTCTCAGTGGCAGGTCCATTTTTCAAAGGTTGACTTCCCTTCTTTTCAATGTGTTGATGTGAGTCATCACCCACAACATTACTCTCATGGGATGATTCTGTTAAATCAGACTTCTCCCCATTACCATCCTGCTGTGAGTGTGTATCCTGGACAAACCTTAGCTCTCCAGTCTCCATCCTGTTCACACTCTTCTCACTAGAAGATTCCTCCTCTGTGAGGGGTAACGCTTCATTTTTCGTGAAGTTCGTTGCTAC